AATACTTTTTATAGGGCCGCCTTAAAACGGCCCTATTTATAATTTAACATGGTGAGAACATGAAAAAATTCACAGTAAAAATATGGGCATACGATCACTACGCAAAATTTAATGTTGATGCGGAAGATAATGCTATTTCTCTTGAAAAATCAATCCTTGACAAATTGGGAGAAAAGAGTATAAACTGGGAATATCTTGGAAACAACTATAATAACGAGATAAATCGAATAACTTATGAGGAGGTTATTGATGATACAAGACCTATACAAAGCAAAAAGGTCCTTGGAGTTGAAGTGGGAACAGGAGCATCTATCTAATGACAGATACACTCTTGAAATGGTCAGAATTGATGACAAAGTCAAACAGATCATTACTAACATTAAGCTGGAAGAAGCAGCTATTGCCCACAGGCAGAATAACGTTGAAGGCGTTGCTCCGCAAGTTTCTGTAGCTACTTAGAACAAAAGCTACATCGCTGAAATCGCACTTTTACTGTAGGATCTCTTGCACTTTATTCAAAACTAGTATATAAATTACTCACTATACATAAATTAATATTTTACATAGACGCGGTATAGTCGACGGCCTAGAGACTATGTAAAATCAACTAGGAGAATAATCATGGCAAACACAACCTTTTCAGGACCTGTCATTTCTAAAAATGGCTTTATAAACACAGGCCCTGGTATGACTGTTAGCTTAACAGCTGACACAACTTTAACTGTAGCGTCTCACGCTGGCAAAATTTTACTTACAAATGATGCAGATGGTAAATTTACTTTACCTTCAATCAATGTAAATGCAAATGGCGCAACAACTGGTGATACAGATTACAATAACTTAAATAACATTGGCGCAACGTTTCACTTTTATGTAGAAACTGCTGCAACTGATATGGACATTTTAACTGATGGTACTGACAAATTTAAAGGTGGTATCATGATAGCAGTAGATGATGGTTCTAAGAAAGCTTTCATTCCAACTGCAACAAATGATGTTATAACTATGAATGGTTCTACAAAAGGTGGAATCGTTGGTAGCGTAGTATCTTTCACAGCGATTGATACTGCTACATACTTAGTCCACAATTCTTTATTGCTTGGATCAGGTACAATAGTAACACCATACGCAGACGCGTAATAAATAATTAGTGTGGGGCTTTGGCCCCACATATTAATTTTAAGGAGAAAATATGGATTCAGATCAGAAAACATTAAATATGGCAGTCATTGGAACTGATACTTTAGCAAGAGGAGCTAGAACTAGAATTACTTCTATTCAAGGATATGGAATAGCAGCTTCTACTTTAACTCTATATGATTCAGCAGATGCAGGAGCACCAGGAACAGCAGTAGCTGTTTATAAATATGGAACTGAAGGATTAGAAGTTTATATTCCTGGTTCAGGTATCAAGTTTGAAAATGGTATTGTTTACAATTTAGCTGGAGCAGGCGGAAGCGTTACAGTAACAATTACAGGAGCGTAAGCTCATGGCTAATACTACCTCTGGAACTACAACATTTGATAAGACTTTTTCTGTAGACGAAATTATAGAAGATTCTTTTGAACGTCTTGGATTACAGAATGTTTCAGGAAACCAATTAAGATCAGCAAGAAGATCCCTTAATATCTTGTTTCAAGAATGGGGTAACAGAGGTATTCACTATTGGGAGATATCAAATACCAATCTTGATTTAGTGGAAGGTCAATCCGATTATAATTTTTTTAGAGCATCTTCTGATGGAACTTCATCAACTACCACACCAACAAATGGTATTTATGGAATGTCCGATGTCCTTGAAGCACAGTTAAGATCTAATTATAATACAACAACTCAATCCGATAGCCCTATGACTAAAGTAGATAGATCTACTTATGCAGGTTTTTCTAATAAATTATCAGAAGGAACTCCTAATCAATATTGGGTTGAAAGATTTGTTGATAAAGTAACTATTCATATATACCCAACACCTGATTCTACTAATGCATCTAAGAACATGCATTTTTATTATATTAACAGAATTCAAGATGTGGGTAGCTACACTAATGCAACTGATCTTCCTTTTAGATTTGTACCTTGTATGGTTTCAGGACTTTCATATTATTTATCCATGAAATTTGCACCACAATTAACTCAACAACATAAATTAATATATGAAGATGAATTACAAAGAGCACTACAAGAAGATGGTTCAGCTTCAAGTACATATATTACACCTAAAGCTTATTACCCAGGAACATAATGTCTAAATACGCAACAGGAAAAAGAGCAATAGCAATATCAGATAGATCGGGTATGCAATTTCCTTACAGAGAAATGGTTAGAGAATGGAATGGTTCTTTTGTTCATTATTCAGAATATGAAGCAAAGCAACCCCAATTAGAACCTAAGGCAGTTGGTGGAGATGGTGTTGCATTAAACAATGTTAGACCAGATAGAACAGAATTTCCAACTCCTGATTTTTTACCTAATAATCCTTTTTCTATAACAAACGGAAATAAGATAATGACTGTAAGTTTTCCTGATTACTCCACAGAAGCTCAAGGAGGAGAACTAAATTATGTGAGATTTCAAGGTGTTAAAACTCCTGTTGGTGCTAGATCAATAGAACAAATAGAATTATCTTCAACACTTAATGCAGATATTTCTGCTGCAGCTACTTCAATTACTTTATCTGCTGGAGATGGTAGTTTTTATTTAGAACCAATTAGTTATATAGTAATTGAAAAAATAAATAGTGTAACAGGTTTATATGAAAATGAAGTTGTTTTTTATGAAAGTGTAAGTATTCATATAGCTACAGGTATAGTAACTTTAAATAACTGTGTTCGTGGAACTGCTGCTCCTTTTAGAGGAACAACTTTTTCTAATACTACTGCAAGTTCTCATTTAGCGGGTGCTAAAGTTTTTGGAGCACGAGCTGCTTCTATAGATCCAGATACTGTTGTAACAGGTGCACAACCCCCTACTATAGAACAATATAATAGATTTACTGTTACCATGGTTCAAAATTCAACGTCAACAGCAACAGGTGGTGGTTTACAGTGTACAGTTGGCCCACTAAATGATAGAAGTTAATTATGATAAATAAAATTTGGAATTGGATAAAACAAGCTGTTACACCTCATAGACAAAAGGATGAGCATCTTCAAATATATGAGAATAAAAAAAGTTTTTGTGATAATCATTCTAAATACAAGCATCGTTGTCCAGATTGTCGGGAGGCAGTTAAATAATGGCAGGCTTTACTTACGCAACTCTAACAACAGCAATTCAAGATTATACTGAAGTAGATAGTAATGTTTTAACAGCTACTATTACAGATCAATTTATTGAGAACGCTGAATTAAAAATTCTAAGAGATGTACCAATTGATGCATATAAAAAACAATCTATTGGTAATTTAGTTACAGGACAGAATACAATCAATGTCCCTGCTAAAACTTTATTTGTAAAAGGTGTACAGGTTTACGATTCAAACTCTTCATCTACAGGTAGTAATGCTTGGTTAGAGAAAAAAGATGAAACATATTTACAAGAGTATCAACCTTCTACAGAGTCTGCGGATAGAGCAAAACCAAAATACTATGCTATGTTTGGTGGAGCAACAGGAGTAACAGATACTACTTCAGGAAGACTGTTCTTGGCCCCTGCACCAGATGATACTTATGTATTTAAAATTCATTATGAAGCAATACCAGATGGTTTATCTAGTTCAAACACTACAACTTATATTAGTCAATACTTTGGAAATGGTTTATTATATGCTTGTTTATCAGAAGCATTTTCTTTTTTAAAAGGTCCAATAGATATGTTGACACTATATGAAAATAAGTATAAACAAGAGGTACAGAAGTTTGCTTCAGAGCAGCTTGGTAGACGTAAAAGAGATGACTACACGGACGGTACTGTTCGTATACAAGTCCCTTCTCCGTCACCTTAATAGGAGATAAATTATGGCAATAACATCGGCAATATGTTCAAGTTTTAAACAACAACTTTTACAAGGTCAACACGA